CGGGGGCGCGCGCCTCGATCCCGCCAATTGGCAGCCGCTCTGCGTGTCCTGCAACAAGCGCCAAGCAGATGCAGCGGAGATCCGCGGAATGAGCACGATTTCTTTCAAGGGGCTCGACTCTGAGACCGTGCCCGAGTCGGCTTTGAGCGCTCCCACTTTTCCGGCGCAGTTGCCGGCGCGGTTTTTTGCGTGAAGAAAGCGCCGGGCCGTGCCCAAGGCCATCGCACTCGCGGCGAGCGGGCGCGGCGGGCGCCGCTGGCGCTGGTGCCGGTCGTGGCCGAACATCATCCGCCGCCAGCCGATCTTCTCCCCGCGATCCTGCGGGAGTGGCATGCGTTCTGGGAGACCGAGTTCGCGCGTGTCATCAATTGGGATCGCGATCATCGCGCCTTGTGGCGGCTGTTCGAGCTGTACTCGTTGCGCCAGCGGTTGCAGACAGCTTCGAGCGATGTGTTCTTGGAAGGCTCGCAAGGACAGACGATTCTGAATCCGGCGCTGCGGCATCTCTCAACCGTGGGGACGGAGATTTCGAGCCTCGAGCAGCAATTCGGTCTGACCCCAAAGAGTGCCGCATCGTTAGGCTTGAGCCTCGGCGGCCTACGAAAGACGCTTGAAGACCGCAACCGCGAAGCGAACCAGCACGCCGCGCGCAAGACGCGCCGCGCCTAAGCGCGTTCTGACGCTGGGGCGCGCCGTCGGCGCCTGGATCCAGGCCAACCTGGTCCACGGGGAAGGCGATTATTTCGGCCAGCCGTTTGTCTTACAGCCCTTTCAATGGCCGTTGCTCGAGCAGATGTATGCACTGCTGCCCGACGGAAACCGGCGCTACGATGAAGTCCTCATCGGTTTGCCGAAGGGTCAAGGCAAGACCCCGCTCGCCGCCGCCGTGGCGTGCGCGGAATTCGCCGGCCCCGTGGTGTTTGATGGCTGGCGCAAGGACGGCCTACCAGAAGGCGTGGCTCGCGTGTCGCCTGACCTCCCCGTGGCGGCCGTGTCCTACGAGCAGGCTGACCGGGTGTTCGGCGCGGCCCGGGCGATGATCCGGCATGGGACCCTCGGTGAGGATTGCGAGGTGTTCGACACCGAGATTTTGTTCAAGGACGACCGGCCGGGCCGGATGTACAAGGTCCCCGCCGTCGCTGGCGCGAATGATGGCGGCTTTCATTCGTTCTTCGTCGCCGACGAACTCCACGAATGGGTGGGCACGAAGGAACGCGTCTATCTGGTGCTCTCGAACAATCGCGCCAAACGGCGCGGCGCTTGGCAGCTCGCGATCACGACGGCAGGATGGGACATGAGTACGCTGCTGGGGAAACGTTACGAGCTCGCCAAACGGGTGGCGGCGGATCTCGAGGAAGCGCCGCGGTTCCTCTGCATCTGGCGTGAAGCATCGCCGCACTGGGATCTCGCCGATCCGCGGCAGCTCGAAGCAGCCGTGCGGGAGGCGAATCCGGCCGTGGGATCCTTCCTACCACTCGAGAACGTTCTGGGGCAGTATGCGCGGATCCCCGAGCATGAGTTTCGCCGCTACTTCCTGAATCAGTTCACTGCGGCGCCGAGTCAATGGCTTGAGCCAGAACTCTGGACTGCCGCCGCGGGCGATCTGGTGCAGCCAGGCGAAGGTGTGGTGCTCGGCTTCGATGGCTCCTACAATCGGGACTCGACAGCGCTCATCGGCTGCGCGATCGAGCGTCCGCGCCTCGCGACGCTCGGGGTGTGGGAACGACCGGCTGGCGTCCGCGACTGGACCGTCCCGCGGGACGATGTGCTCGCGGCGATCGACGGCGCGATCGGGACGTACGACGTCCGGGGCTTCGTCGCCGATGACACCTTCGGGCGCATCTGGGCGACGGATTTGGAGGGCTTTGCGGCGAACGGGATCGAGGTGCTGGAATGGCCGACCCGCTCGCAGTCGCGCATTGCGCCAGCGGCCGCGCAGTTCTATGGCGCGATCAAGGACAAGCGGCTCACTCATGACGGCAAGGCCGTACTTGCCGCCCATATCGGCCACTGCGTGGCGAAAGGCACTCGGTGGGGCCTCGTGCCGACGAAAGCCTCGCCTGATTCCCCGCTGCACATCGATGCCGCGATTGCAGCGATCATCGCCTACGATGCCGCCCTGCGCGTCAGCACGACCGGCGCATGGGACTTCTCGGGCTTTAACCTGGAGACCGTATGACCTACGCCATCGCCTGCAAGAACTGCGGCAACGTCCTGACCCATGCCTGGGAGCAGCAGGGCGCGAGTGGTCCCTGGCTGCGGTCGACGACGCCGCTCACGCCGCAGGGCCGCGTGCCCGTGACTTGTCCGCAATGCGGCGCCTTTCGGAACTGGCGCGTGCCGGCCACGGCGGACGATGTGACGAAGTTTGAGGCGGCCCAGCAGCGTGCTGCCCGGGCCCTCGAACTCTGCCGCTCGCTCGATATTGACGGGCTGCTCAAGGTGCCCGACGACGTGCGCGCCTCCGCGGAAGTGAAAAACGCGCTCAGCAATCTCTTTGCCCCGCTCGAGGGCGACACGCTGAAGGTGGCGCAGGCCCTCGTGCTCAAGGTGGCGAAATCCGGCGTGGTGGTCGCGTCCGACGTGTGGATCGAGATGTATGATCGCGCCGTGACGAAGGCCATCGCCGAGACCAAGCGGGCGAAGGCGACGGCGTGAAACGGCGGGCGCGGTCGTCAAGCGTTGCGACCAAGGCGCTCTCGATCGGGGGGGTGTCATGGGAATTCTCGCTGCCGGGAAGCGCGTTCAATTTCGCTCGCGAAGTTGGCGACGGCCTCCGCTCGGGCGTCGTCGTCGCGGCGCTGAATTGGCTCATGCGGGCGTTCCCCGAAGCGCCCTGCGTAGTAGAACGTCGCAAGGACGACGTCTGGCAGCTGCAGCTGGGCCATGCGCTGGAGGATTTGCTGGAGACGCCGAATCCGTACTATGATGGCCGCGTGCTCTGGATGGCGACCGTCATGGACTTCTCCTTCGGGGAAGCGTATTGGCAAAAGGTGCGCAACGGCGCGAACCAGGTGGTGGAACTCTGGTGGATTCCCCGGGCGCTGATCCGGCCGATTTATGATGATGCGCGCTGGCCGGGTCTGTTCATTCACCATTATGAATATCGCGTCGGCATCGGGGAACCGAAGCAATTGCCAGTCGAGGACGTCGTGCACTTCCGGTTCGGGATGGATCCGGTGAACATCCGGCGCGGGTTCTCGCAGCTGGCGGCGATCTTTCGTGAAGTCTATATCGACGATCAAGCCGCGAACTTTACCGCCGCGATCTTGCGGAATCTGGGGATTATCGGGCTAATCTTCTCGCCGAAGACGGGAGGCACGGCCATTCCGCCGGGGAAATTGGATGAATTCAAGAAATATGTGCAGGAGAACTTTACCGCCGACAAACGCGGCCAAGCGATGGCCTTCTCGAACCCGATTGACGCCCAAGTGCTCGCCTACAATCTCCAGGGCTTCAACGTCGGCCCGATCCGGGATATCTCGGAGGAACGGGTCTGCGCCTCGCTGGGGATCCCGGCCGCTGTCATCGGCTTTGGTACCGGGCTGCAGCAGACGAAAGTCGGCGCCACGATGCGCGAGATGATTCAGCTCGCCTGGCGGGGGGCGGTGATGCCGATGCAGAAAATCATTGCGGGCGAACTCAAGCGCTCACTCATCGGGGAGTTTCAGGACAACCCCAATCTCTTCCGCGTCCGGTTCGATGCCTCGAAGATCCACGCCCTGTGGGAGGACGATACCCAGAAGGCGCAGCGGATTGCCGCGCTGGTCGAAGGATCGATCCTCACGGTCGGCGATGGGCGGCGCGAGCTGGGCTATCCGGTGGATCCCACGCAACCTGACTATTATCTCCGCAAGGTCACTATGCAAGCTGTGCCCGCCGACGATCCGATGGCGCAGGTCGCCCGCGTGACGGAGACGGCGCCCACGACGCCGGCCGATGTGGTGGTGGATCCGGGGACTGTTGTGCCGCCTGCGGAGGGCGAAGCGGCGGATGGGGGCGCGAGCGAATGACGGTCCTGCAGACGTCGGCTGGATTGCAGCCACGGACGACGAACCAAGGAGATGCAGCCATGCCACTCCCGACGCCCACAGCGGGCGAGAAGCAGGATGAGTTCATCGCGCGCTGTTTGAAAGATCCCGCCACGCAGGATATCACGGGCGACACCGCCGCGCAGGCACAGGAGCGCCGCCTCGCTGCCTGCTTCCGGCAGTTCCGCGGCAAAGAGGCCGAGATGGGAGAACTCGAGACGAAGGCATTCGGCGCGCTCGAGATCAAGGACGCCGAACAGGGCGAAGTCACTGCCGTGGTGGCGACGCTTGGGGTAGTGGACAAGGACGGTGACGTGCTCCTGCCCGGCTCCTTTCCGCCGAGCGCTTCGGTAAAGATGTCGGCGTACGGCCATGATGTCGTGATGGACGGTGCCGCGCCGGTCGGGAAGGGAACGATCACCGTTCAGGGCGACAAAGCGGTATTCCAAGGGCGCTTCTTCATGACCACGGAGCGCGGCCGCGAAGCCTTCCGTACCGTGAAAGAACTCGGGGCCGACGGCGAGTGGTCCTTCGGCTTCCCGCGCCACGTGAAGACGGAGGAACTGACGACGGAATGGCGCGGCAAAGGGGCCCGGCGGATCATTGCGGGACTCGAGCCGATGGAAGCGAGCCCTGTCTTTCGCGGCGCGGGGATCGGCACCGGCACGCTCGTGGCGAAAGCGGCCTCGGCGCCGATGGCCTCCGTGGATGGCGTGGCGCATCCGAAGGAGGACTTCGCCTACACACCCGATGACGAGCCCTCGCATTGGAAGTTCCCGATCTTCGATGCCGCGCATGTGCGAAATGCGCTGGCCCGCTTCGCTCAGGCGGATTTGCCAGCGGCTGACAACGCCGCCATCCTGGCCCGCATTCACGAAGCCGCGAAGACATTCAATATCGATGTGGCGGGCGAAGGGAAGGCCATGGCCGCCACGGAGGACGTCGAGCGCAAGATGACACTGATCGGCCAATCGCTAGGGCGCCGATAATGGATACGCTCACCGTCGGAACGGTCGCGAAGGCGATGCTACATCTGACGATCACGCGCGCGGATGGGACGGTCGAAGAACGCGACGTGCCGGCGATGACCACCTTAACCAGTGCCCAAGTGCGAGCGCTGATCGCCCGTCAGGAGTCCTGAGCCATGGCCGTCGTCCTGACCAATCTGGGCGAGCAATGGGTTGCGGATCGCTGCAGCGGCGTCTCGGCCCTCGATGGGCACTTCATCGGCTGGGGGACGGGTGCCGGCACGTCGGCGAAGGGCGACACGACGCTCTTTACGGAAGCCGCTGAAACGCGCGCTGTCGGGGTCGTCACGACGCAGGGTTCGGGGGCAGCGGCAAAGTATCAGGTCGTTGGCACGATCACATCGCTGTCGGTACAAACGATCACCAATGCCGGGAACTTGACGGCCGCCTCGGCCGGCGTGCTCATCGTGCATGGGGATTTCACGGGCATTCCCTTAGCGATCGGCGATGCGATCCAATTTACGATCACGCTGGATCCATCCTAGGAACGCACTATGAGCCGACAATATTTTGCCGATGTCTTGGTCGATCCGCCCATTGTGAGCGGTAGTGCACTCGTCGCCACGGTGGAAGAGGGACTCTGGGCGGCGACGGACTTCACCCGGATTGCCGCAAACGATTGCAAGGCCGGGAAAATCTTCGAGGTGCGGGCGGGCGGCTTAATCACCTGGGCTTCGACGGGCACGCTCACGATTACGCCCCGCATGGGGCTGCTCATTTCCAGTCCGACGTTGGGCGTCTCCGTGACGGCGCTCACGACGCCCGGGGTCGTCACGAATGGCGCTTGGCACCTGATCTTTACCTGTGTGATTCGGACGATCGGCGCCTCGGGCGCGAACTCCACGGCGGTGGGCACGGGGACGTTCGGCTCGCTGGGAATCGGCACGCTGGGGACCACGGTGCACACATCCTTCGGCGGCACCGTGGCCACGTTCGATGCATCGGTCGGCACGGGGATCTGGATTTCCAAAACGCTAAC